GAAGCTTGTTCTCAAGCTCGGCGAGGTCTGGAGCTTTTTCAATATAAGTCTCAAGAGAAGAGCGATAATTAAGCGCATTGGCTCGCGCCGAATCAAAAGGATCGGGCGGTGGAGGCGGTGAGGGAATGGATGGTGATCCGCCCATTAGCGTAATGCCTTTCGCATAAATGTCATATAGTCGTAACTCCTTGGTTTGCCAGAACGATTAAAGGTGATCCGCTTGCGGGGACCAAAACGCTCCGCTAAGAGCAACAGCAAGCACTTTAAGGATTTAGCACCCTTTGAGGAGATAGTCAAATCAACAAACACATTCTCGCCTTCTTCGCTATGAACATAATGGTTAGGCTCTTGCCCATCCTTAACGCACCTAGCCAAAGCCACGCCAGCTATGCCGTCCTTATTCTTGACAATCCCAACCATGCCCTGCTTCTCAAACCAGCCAAACCACTCAGCCAGGTTAGGCCACATAGCCTCTGGAACGCTGCTTTGCTCAATATACTCAATAGCCGTCATAGCGTTTTCTGGATCTCGATGGTATCTGGATTGGCTGCTGCCGTGATTTGACGAATAGCCATCTTGTTGGCTGCCGACTGAATCTTGACGTTAAGCAGTCTCCACTTCTCGTACTTACGCAAGTCGCTTGCAATCCTCTTCTTGACTGATGTGGGAAGTTGGGCTGGCAAAGTGAACTCAAGCGTAAGTGCGGAACTTGAGATGTTTAGGTTTGGCTGGACATCAACATCCCCAACATCTGTGTCGCGCTGGATTGCTATTGTCGCGTCTGTTGAGAATGAATCGTCAAAGATGACCTCGAAATGCGATCCATATTTTACCGCAAATGGATCACCGAAATTAAAGTCCTTTGTTCGTACATAAGATTCGTAGTTAAACACGCCAGTGGATGTGGTTGTGGTCGTACCAGCAGTTGTCGTGTAAACTCCATAATCTTGATAATCTGCGGTTGTTACTTGGGCTGATGTCTTATATCCGCTATACCTGGTAATCTGTCCCGTTGTCAATTTCATCATCAACCGCAAGCCTTGGTCTTGGAAGTTGGTCAGTGCAAACTGCATTACATCTGGAGTCCAAGTTCCCTCAAATGCTCCAAGGGTTGTGTTGTACACAATGATCGTATCGTTAAAATCGTTTGCCCCAGTGGGTATCGCAAGGAAGTATCTGTTGTCGTAAAGGTGAGCAGTAGCTATGCCTATCTTGGCAACATTGATTTCTTGAATTACATCCTTGATTATCTCTGACAAAGGAAGACCAACAGATGTAAAATCGTCTGCTGCGGAACGCACAAGCGACCTAATGCCATCGTCCGAAAGAAAGAATATGTCGCTGTTTACCTGGACGGCAGATTGCTCCGCCACGCATCCAGTGTTGTTTGAAATTAACTCCACTATCCAGTCGGCTGCAGTAGTTGCGTCTGGAGGTATTGTTACTTGGAATATGCGTCTCTTTTTAAATACAATAATTCTATTCTGGTAGTATTGAACAATCGCAGTAATCTCGTCTCCGTCATCGGCATTGACCACAATGCTGTTTGCTGAATCCCATACTGAGGCATCGAGAATATCGGAAGCATAAAGCGTGTTGCGATTTGAACTAGATCCAACCCCAAACAACCTATTGCCAGTATTTATCAAAAGCCTTAAATTTAGCGGAGGAGGACTTACCGTTGCCGTGGCTGTAGCTCCAGCCCCATCGCCAATGATTGTAACTGTCGGCGCGCCAGAGTAGCCAGATCCTCCGTCAGAAACAGTAACGCCAGTAACTGCTCCTCCAGCAACAGTTGTGATTAGCGTTGGAAGTGTGCCACCCCAATCTGGTCCAGTAACAACTGCCGTTGCGCTTGTATAGCCACTGCCTGCGGTTGTGACTGTGATCGCCCTAACCTTACCACCTTGTCTTGTTGTAATTCCAGTTCCACCAGTAGAAGCTCCATCGAAAAAGTAAAGAGGACCATCTGCATCGGCCATGTACATCTTGTCGTTAAACTGAGCCATGCTTACCTTGACATCATAATTTGTAGCAAATCCATCAGCCCATTGCTGATTTTCATTATCCCAAATGCGTGTCGCACCAGTAAAATTATTCCATATTTCATCGGCTGGACGCAGTTGCGCATTCCCGTTTGAATCAATTGTATAAAGCCTGCCCTGCGTAACCGCTATAAGTCTTTCAGATTGCGATGTATCGTAATACCGCATTCCTCCAATTGAACCCAGTTGACTTGTCGCTGTCGTGCTAAAGCTTGTAACGCCCTTGCGTGTTTCAAGGCTACCCTTTGGAGACAGGGTCATATTGACCAACTGTTGAACTTGATTCTCTGCCAATAGGTCGGATTGCAAGCCGCTGGCTTGACCGCCAGTAAAACTACGGATTCCGTCAAACGCCAGAAGATCGTCTAAATTGTCCGAGTAGTACGGCACAATGACTCCTTTAGGCCGAGAACATTTCTTCGATGGTTAGCTCGCCAAGACTCTGAGGAGTGATCTGCTTCACGCCACCAACCTGGCTCAACTCGTAGTTAGCCATAGCAGCAAGATCAGAGTTTGCTCCCTGCGTGATAGCTTGTGCCTTGGCATACTGCCGTTCACGCTCAAGTGCGTCTGCGTGAGTTAAGGCAAGGACTAAGTGATGAACGTGAGGCAAGCGAAGCTCGTCATCCAATGCAGTTTGCGCTGGAGGAAAGTCAACAATGATGTTTGTACGGGTAAGGCATTTTAGCTTCTCGACAACACGCAATGGGATTGTGCCAGATGTGGCAAGCCTTGGGTAAAGGTCAAGCTGGGCAACGCCACTACTATTCCTGCCTGTAAAATGATAGGTATCTGGATCGCCAGTGCGATCATCAGACAGCAAGCCTGGGTCTTGGCTGATGATTGTGGCTAGGTCAATCGGATCAACCTCGGCATCATTGTAAGCAACAGAGAGAGGGGTTTCAACATTTGTACCAAGCGTGATTGTACGGCTTGTGCCAACCGAATAGGTTGAGTTGGTTACAGTCTCACGCCAAGGGGCAAAGTTCCAGACACGCCTGTAAGCCAAGCTTGCAGATTTCTGCAAGAAAATAAGCGTGTCTGAGTCGGTCTTTCCAACCTTCTCGCCAGCGTACTGAGCGATTTCAGTTAGGGTCATTTAGTTAAGCCTGCTCAACGCCAAGCCAAACAAGCCATCTATTGTAATCTTCGGTTGAGATTGCATCATAATCTGTCTGTGGCTCGGATTCGGCCTTAATATAATTGGTAAGCTTGGAGTTGCCATTCCAAGTAAATTGATAAACAACTTCTTGATCTGTGTCCGATATAAGTGTTTTCATGCGTAGTATGGGATCTTTCTTGATGTTCCATTGATTGAAACAGTTAAATATCCAGCAGCAGTTGCTGGCAGAGTCAATCCTCCTGTTGCCGCAGTAGTCGAAACAGTCGCATTGCTCATCGTTAAATCACCATGAACGTGAAGTTTTGAAAGGGAAGTAGCTGTTCCAATTGAAACATTGCCACTTGAATCAATTCGGAGGCGTTCTATGTTATTTGTGGTAAAAGATAAAGGGTGATTAGTGACTGTTCGAAGATTTCCTTCTGTATTTCCATTTGCGTTTAACTGAACCTCTACGCCAGATGTATTAACTAAAGCTATAACATTATAATCAGCCGAAGCTCTTGTGATAGAAACAGATCCTCCAGCAATCCCAACATTCCCACTTGTATCCTTAGAAATCTGTCCACTGCCAATGTTAATTACGTTTGTAGAGCCAGTAATTGTTCCAAGGAATGTGGATGTGGTTGCGGACAAGTTTGCAATCGTTCCAGTAGTGCTGTTAAGTGTGGCAATCGTTCCTCGGGTGAGTATTGCAGATCCTTGACTAATATTAGCCGTACTCGCAGTCAGCGTCTGCACTGTTCCGTTGGTAATATTGGCCGCAGTAGATGTAGTCGTTCCAGCCGTTAGGGTTGGGATTGTTCCAGTAGTAATCGTGGCCGCAGTAGATGTGGTCGTTCCAGCCGTTAGGGTTGGAATAGTTCCAGTTGTGATCGTGGCGGCAGTAGATGTGGTAGTTCCAGCAGTAAGGTTGGCAATCGTACCATTCGTTATGGTCGCACCAGTGCTGAGGGTGTAATTACCTGTTGCATTTGTATAAAGCGAATTGACTGCCTTTACATTCGTATATGTGCTTAAAGTCAGCGCATCTTCAAACAATTCGTTTACAGTTACAGACCTTGGCGCATCGCCTGCGGTGAGATCGGAGTCTGCAATCAATAGCTTATCCAAACTCCCAACCGAGGTCATAGCCGTCTGATCGGTGATTAACGCCTGGTAGATGTCTGTTCCGTCAATTAGGTTATGCAACGCTGCGGCTGTAACCGTTCCGTTGGTTGCAAATGTCTGCGAGCGATTGAATTTAATTGCCATAAATTAAGCTGTAAACCTCATTGCCGTTGCAAAGATTGTTCCTGCTGGGACTGTACCAGCGGTTGATCCCTTGCTAATTATAGCATACCTAACAACATTTGAAGCAATTGGATAAAAATTGGTCATAATCTGCACTGTTCCAGTTGTTGATCCAAGGGAATTGATTGAGCCAATAACTATGTCTCCAAGCTCTGCGCCTGTTAGGGCGAATGTTCCTGTGGTTGTATCTGCAAGGTTGTGTGGTTGAACTGTAGAAAGTGTAAACGCTGCCGTGCCAAAGCTGACCTTGGTTATGCTGGGACCAGTAGCACCAATCTCAAGCGTACCAACGGTTGCAAGACCAGTATTGTTAATTGTCGTAGATGCAATTGTGCCGAGCGTATTTGTTCCAGTCGAAGATGTGAAGCCAGTTGCAAAAGTGGTAGCTCCATTGATTCTTGGAATTGTCGCACTGCTGATTGTTGCCGTACTGATTGTGGCCGTTCCTAAAGTAGCCGTACCAGTTGACGCTGTGATGCTTGATCCGAAAGTAATCGCCCCAAGCTGAAGAGGAATTGTAGCAGTGCTGATTGTAGCCGTGCTGATTGTGGCTGTGCTGGCTGATAGCGTTCCAATCGTAACCGTACCAGTGGTTGCAGATACGCTTGAGCTAAAAGTTGCTGCTGCTGTCACGCCGAGGCTTGAGGACAAAGTGCAGGCTGCCGTTACATCCAAACTGGAAGATAGTGTGACCGCACCAGTAACAGCTAGGCTAGATGACAGAGTAGTCGCGCCTGCTGCGTTAAGCGTGCCTGTGGATCTGACCCCAGCGGTAGATAACTCCAGCGCACTAGCAGTGTTATCCCCGTCAGTAATAGCCTGCAATGTGCCGTCTATCCCGCCCAAGCCATTTGTCTTCAGTAGCTGTGGATAGCTGGTGGCAATGTTCTGTGTTCCAAGTGTGGGCATTTAGTCTCCTAGTTAGAAAGGCGGTTTTTAAGGACATCCCAGGCCATTGAGCAAGCAAGCCCTATCAGCCCAGCTACAGCCAGAACCTTCGTCCGCAGGTGTTCTAGCGCACCTAATCTATTAGCAACATCCCCGTGAAAAGCAAGTGACCTTTCGATCATTGAGATCAGCGTCATCTGGCGTTCTTCCATCCTGGCAAGTCGCTCTGATACGCTGGCAACCCTGTCTTTAAGGTCGTATACCTCATCAAGACTCACGACCTTTACCCTCCAAGTATCTTAGTGAAACTGCAAGATGGACAACGGCATCCACAACCTCGTCCCGATCTCGACCTTCCTCGACAATCCGCTTGATGCTTCTGTTGACAGATAGGAGATGCTTTACCTTTCCAATGTATTTTGTCTCCTTGACCATATTGTTGTTCTCCACGGCAAACTTTAACGCCTCCTTGAAACAGGCGTATTCCTGCCCCGTCATTAAGAAACGCAAACTCAAATTGGTCAGCCACATGGCGATGCGTTTCATTTGACATTACCAGCGTCCGTGGCTGCTCCCATATCTGAATAGCGAGGCAGTACATTATTATTATCTACTTGCTTGGGCGAGCAGGAGCAGAACAAGAGGGCGAGGAGGAGGAGGGGCATTACGGCAATCCCAACCCTTGGCAAAGTGTTGTTTTTAATAGGTTATGCAAAGCCAGTATTTGTGCCGTTGTTAGCGTTACATTAAAAACTGCGGCAAAAGAACCAACGCTTCCCCATTGTGCGCTATTGGCAAGATCGCCGAAAAATGCGGGGCCACCGTGACTTGTGCCACCCGCAAAAGTCCTTGAGGTGGTTGCTGCAAATGAATTATAAACATTTGCGGTTGCT